TGCCGGAGACGATAGTCTCGGGGCGCGATGCGTTCGCGAAGAACGACCGCTTCGCCATTGTCGAGAGCGACAAGACGTTCGCGGACGTGTTCCAGACTCAGGGGATATTCCTCCAACCTGCAACGACCGACCGGATCAACGGCTGGTGGAACTGGAAGAGCCTGATGCCGGACAGGTGGTTCGTGTTCGAGGGGATGAACCAGCCGCTCTTGGATGAGATGGCAGCGGCGACAGGTGACGAGAAGTGCCCGGAGGACCTGAAGGGGCGTGGGAACGATCCAAACGTGAAGGATCACGCTCTGGATGAGTGCCGGTACGGACTGTTTGCGATAGCGAAGCCTCGGGAGATCGTGAAGGAAACCGAGACCTGGGAGGATCGCTACTTTAAGGGTGCAAGGCAGCGACAGAAGGAAGGTTTCTACGTCGGCAGGGGATAGTAACATTATACCCGTTACCGTGCAATGTTTATGTTACCATCTGGGATCATACCCGTTCAGGTACATTCCCCGTTGATTTCAACGGTGGAGTGTACGATATTGATGAGACGATTGGAGAACTGAAATGGCGTATACAGTAAGCGTAACGGATGCTCGCTCGACAGGGAGCCGCGTCCTGAAGATCGAGTCAATCTACGAACGGATGCGGCAACAGTGGAACGTGTTCCGCTCCCAGGCCCTGAAGTCTTATGAGTACGTGATCGGCAATCAGATCGACGACGACATCCGGGAACAGCTCCGCAAGGAGAACCGTCCCGCGATGATCTTCAACCTGATGCAGCCGAAGATCGTCACGATTGCCGGACTCCTGGAGGCCAACAAGATGTACATGGAGGCAATTCCGGTCGGCGAGGGTGATGAGGCTGCGGCCCAGATGCACACGCAGCTTGTGGGCGATTGGGCGATGGGGAACTGCAACGGGATCAAGGAGATCACAAAGGCGTCACTCGATGCGGCGATTGGGAAGATCGGGTGGACGAACAATTACTGGAGCACAAAGGAAGACCCCAGGGGCAAGTGGTACACAGAGAGTTACGATCCGTTTATGATCCTCTTCGACGCTGACGCCCGGAGGCAGGACCAGAAGGATTGGCGCTATATGTGCGTGACAGGTTTCTACACGGCAGACGAGATCACGTCGATCTACGCCGAGTACCTGGATGAAGATGTGATCGCGCAGATTCAGGAAGCGGACTCGCGGATCAGTGGCGTGAAATCCCAGAACGGGGACATTCCAGCGTCATGGATCGACCGCGTCTGGTCTGGGGTCCAGGACTTCTTCACCCGGGCGACTATCACGAAGAAGACGACGAACTACGAGGGCGGCGTCATCAACGACTTCGTGGATTCGCGCATGGGGCGCTATCGCGTGATCGAGTTCCATGACAGGCGGACCCGCGTGAGCACGATCTTCTACAACGTGCAGACGCGGCAGACGCAAGAGGCGGCAGAGCCCGATGGCGATACGCCGGGAGCGGATACGCTCTCGATTGCAGAACAGCTCCAGGCGCTCAACGCAAAGAGCGGTGGAGGCTGGCTCTCAAAGACGCTCGTGACGCAGGAACTGTGGATCACCGCCTGTGCTCCCTGGCTCCTGGCGAATGTTATGCTCTACGAGAAACCGTATCCGGTGCAGGGGAAGGGTTTCCAGTTCAAGCCGATCTTCTGTTACGACTTCCATCCCGATATCACCAAGACGCAGTCGCTGATCGACATTCTGATCGACCCGCAGGACTCTTACAACCAGCGGCGCATGACATTCCTTGAGTGGCTGATGGACGCGGTCAATCCCAACTACGATGCGCCACAGAACTCCATCGAGGGGCAGGACATCCCAACCTGGCAGTCTCGCGAACGCGGGAAGATCAGGTGGTACAAGATCGTGGGCGGACAGAAACCCGAGCCGCATCACCCGCTTGCTGAGGCTGCAAGCCTCAAAGTCTTTGCTGACGAAGATCGGGACCTGGCTGAAGCGCTGACGAACATCACGCCCAACACGCAGGGACAGGCGGAGAACTCGGGTGAGAGCGGCGTCCTCTTTGCACAGAAGGTGCAGAGGGCGTTGACCGCGCTGTCATATTTCTTTGGCAATGTCCAGCTCTCCATGAAGGAAATCTTCCGCTACTGCGACGGCAACCTTCAGGTATTCATGGACACGCCGCGCAAGATCAGGCTCCTCGACAATCAGAACAACCCGCAATGGATGCAACTGAACTGGCCGACGCTCCAGGGTGTCATCAACGACGTGAGTCAGGGCGAGTATGACTTCACCGCCTCGACCGTCGAGCTGGGGGAGACTGCACGGCAGGTGAAGTTTGCCGAGGCGATGGACTTTGTCAAGACGATCCCGCCGCAGCTCGTGAAGTGGGATGAGCTGTTCAAGCTGTGGGACTCGCCGGTAGCCGATGTTATGGGACAGTTCGCGGCGCAGATGCTGGGGATCGGTCTCCAGCAGCAGGCTCAGGGCGCAATGCAGCAGCAGCAACAGAATCAACTCCAGAACGTCCAGGGCGCAGCCTCTGCGATTGGTGCCCTGAATACGACGGGGGGCGCTTCGCCGGATCAGGAACTCGCGCGGGAGAGTGCCCAGGCGCAGCAGCTCGGGGCGGGACAGGGATCGAACACTCCCTCAAACAGCAGGGCCATGATACCAAACGGAATGACCTAATTTCCCCGTTGATTTTCTCCGGGGACTTGACTATCTTGTTTTCATTGTGGTAGGAAACCAATCAGGAGAACAGTACCATGTACGCAAACGTCAAGGATACGAAGATTGGTGGGTCGTTCAACATCACGACCATAGGTAAGGTCGCGGGAGCGAGCGGAGATATTCACCTCACCAATCGAATCGTCGAACAGTTCTCGGTGCAGGTCAAGGGCTATGGCCATACGGTCATCGGCTACGTGACCGCGATCCTGAACGGTGGGTTTGAGACCGCAGGTGGAGGTGGGGCAGATGTGTTTGCCTCGTGGACCGAATCTCATGCGGGCACAAGCGCTCTCTCGCAGGACGCGGTCGTCTATCATGCCGCAGGAGGTGGGGCCAAGAGCTTCTTGATCGTGTGTGACGTTTTGGGCAACGCGGCAGCGGTCGCACAGACAGTTCTCGTTGTCGGAAAACAGTACACGGTTTCCTTCTACGCCATTGGCGCAGCGGGTGGAGAGATCGTCCAGGTGCTTGACACCGCGACCGAACGCGCGTCGTTTGCCCTCACGACCTCGTGGGCGAAGTACAGTGTGACCTTTACCGCCCTGACAACGGTTATCGGGATCGGTGCGAAGAGTGCCACTGAGAACATTAGCGCGGCCATGAATATCGACGACCTCGTCCTGACGGATGTGGTCGGGTTCTCTCGCGTTCCGACGACCTTGACGGGAACGCTCGACGTGTCGCTTGATGGTGTCTACTGGACAACCATCCAGGCGCTCGCGCAGACAGGGGACGGTGTCGTGTACCTCTTGACCGGCAAGGCAACGCAAATCTGGCGCGTCAATATCACGGTCTTCACGAAGAGTGGTGACGCTTCGGATTATGTGACGGTGTCCATCTTGGGAGCATGACATGGCACTTCCAGTTCCCGGAACAACTCCGTTTGCACCGTCCGCACCAGCGGCTCCGGTAGCAGCGGCCCCAGCAGCAGCGTCTCACGATCCAGTGGAGCTCATCTCGAAGATCGAAGACCTGTTGGATCAACTGAAGACCGCACTCGGTAGTGAAGAGGGTGCGGAGGGTGAGGGCGAGATGGCGCCTCAAACCAACGACGAGATCGTTGCCGGTGTTGCACCGAAACCAGCAGCCAAGCCGGTCTTCGGAGGGTTTAAGTGATGCCATACGCATCGAAGGCACAACAGGGACTCTTCCATTCACCGAACTCGCCGGTATCGCAGAATGTGGTTGACGAGTTCGATCAGGCGTCGAAGGGACAGAGCGGTCTCCCTGAGCACGTAGCGAAGAAGAAGAAAGCGAAACCCGGATCAGACGCGCACCGGAAGGCGCACATGGGGGCCGTCATCGCGAAGGCTCACGCGGCGTACAAAGCAAAGTACGGGAACCAGCAATCAGAGAACCCGTACAATTCTCAGTCACTGTGAGGCATCCAATGTCACTCGTCGGTCTTATTGTTCTTCTCGTTGTCGTTGGTGTGATCCTGTGGGCGATCAACACGTACATCCCGATGCAGGACACGGTCAAGAAAATCCTGAATGTTGCGGTTGTGGTCGCGCTCGTGCTGTACCTTCTCTCTGTCTTTGGTGTGCTACACTCGGTACCCGACATTCACGTCGGGCGGTAATTCTTCTAACCATTTCGAGGTAACTATGTTCGAGCGAAAAGTGACGGCACTCTTTGCACCTGATGGGACAGAGGGTGGAGCTGTAGCGGAACCAGTTGCGGCAGCGGCAGACGAACTTGTACCGGAAGAGCCAGCGGCCCCGGAGTTTGACGCATCAAAGGTTGACGTAGGTGACAGCGAGGCGCTTGCTGGACTGGATGACGCGCAGCTCGCAGAAGTTCAGAATTTGAAACCAGCTTCACCCGCAGCGGAACCCGGCAAGGGCACTCCCGCTGGAGACACTGACGCTGGTAAAGCCGCACCTGCCGGGAAGTATGCAGGAAAGTACGCCACAACCGACGAACTCTCGAAGGGTGTCACGGAGATCGCCGGGAAGTTGGGGTACCAGAAGGAAGCGCTCCAGGCCGTACTCGACGCAGCGAAAGAGGCTGGCGAGTTCAAGAGTGTGGAGTTGCTGTACAAGAAGCTGGAGCGCCAGCTCAGTGAAAAGGGAGCGGCGCCTGCGGCAACAGTGGCAGACCCCAATGCCGGACCCGACAAGGGTACCCCGGCAGCGGACACGTTTAGCCCGACTGATCCGAAGGTGTCTCAGGCAGTAGATCAGCTCACCGTTTCACAACTTGCGAATTCTCCGCTCGCGCAGGAGATGTCCAAGAAGGGTATCTCGCTTCCGACGAACATGGAAGAGTTCGAGGCCCTGAAGGAGATCAATCCGTACTACGCGGTGGAGTTTAAGCAGGCTTATCGTGACCTGTACGCCAATAACCTGAAGCAAGCCGAAGGCTACTTTGAGGCGGCGAAGACGGTCACGCAGTCAAACGCAAGTGTTGCTGACACCGACTCTCAGGCTATTCAAAAGATGGCCACAGGGCAGGGGTTCAAGGTGAGTGACGCGGAACTTGAAGCGGTGAAGACCGCCGCGATTGCGAACCCGTTCAACTACGAGACAAGGTACGGCCACAAGTTCCTCCGCGCAAACGCGGTGCGTGACCAGTTCCTCGTGTCGGTTCTCCCCCAGAAGATCGCAGAGATCAAACTGTCGGGAGAGGTGAACGGCAGGGAGCAGGCGCTGTCCGACATGGACAAGGCGGGGCACAGGGAAGTCAAGTCTCTCGGCACCTCACGATTGAGCACCAAGACTCGGGCCATCCAGAAGATGCCCGACCTCAATGACCCGGATGTTATCGCCTCGCTGCCTGATGCAGCGTTGAATGACCCGGATCGCTATTTCCAGAACTTCAAAAAGTAAGGGAACACTCCGATGTATACGATCTTCAGTTTGACGGGTAGGGCCAACCCAAACATCTTGGCCGAGAAGCTGTACCGCCAGCAATGGAAACGGAACAGCTTCGGCCTGTGGATTGCACCCGAGTTCGTGAAGGCAACTCGCGACACGAGCGACGTGGTGGTCCCGGGCGTGGAAGAGGCCGGTGTCAAGTTCGTCGGCTCTCCCATCGAAGTCTTCAAGCAGTTCGTGACCGAAGGAAAGACGACACTGGACATCCCGGTGCGTGTTCGTCTGACCGGAAACCCGGTCTTCGGCAACAAGGTTCTGAAGGGAACCGAAGAGAGCGGCAAGCTGGTCTTCCGTACAGTGACGATCAACCTGACGCGAAAAGCGTACATGAAGCCGTCACTGGTCTCGGCTCAGATCACTCTTCCGTACCTGGAAAACCTCATGCTGGAAGCGTCGGAATACCTGACGCAATGGTTCAACGATTACCACCCGGGTAACTTCATCTGCGCGTTCTGCGCGGGATATTCCATTGACCTTCTGAACGCAACGCTGGCCGGTGGACGTGGGAAGGCAATCGTCTCGCACCCCAATCTGTACGTGCTGGGTGCCGGGAAGGTCACATACGCTGGTGGCTTGCCGGGAACGGCTGGCTACGAAACAGCGGTGCAGACTGCGGTCGATGCAGCCTCCAGTGCCACGACCAACGCTGTCACGGTCAAGTCCATTAAGGGTCTCGTTGCGCTCGCGCAACGGGCGAAGATTCAGCCTCTCGTGATGAAGGCCGGGTTCCGGCGCTTCGCGATCTGGTTGGATGACGCTCAGTGGGCGCAGCTCCAGGAAGATACGGACTTTAAGGACTGGTACCGCAGGCTTCCCACGGAACTCGACCAACATCCGTTGGCGACGGGTGCTCGTGCCGATATCGCTGGCGCGATCATCTATGTGGACCAGAACCTGCCGCACTGCGTGACGAACACCAACTACGAAGCTGGCTACCAGCAACCGCCTGCCTCGACCGTGTGGTACTGGCCGCAGCCGACCGCCGCAGAGTACGCGGCTGGCTACGTGGTTGGTAACATGATCGAACGGCGCTCGAACCAGGACAGAAAGATTGGCTTCCTTATCGGCCAGTCCTGTATGTCGGTGGGTGTCGGTGTGCCGGTCTCCGGTGGGAAGAAGGGTCCGTCAATGCAGTTTGTCGAGCAGTTCGACGACTACGGCGCAATCTCTGGAATCGGGATCGCGACCGTTCAGTCCGTCGTTCGGAATGACATCTTCGACTACGATGGTGTCATTCCCGGCTTGACCGCTGGCGACTTCTACGAGAACACGAGTTCGCTCGCGTTCATCTCGAACTCCCCGGATGATGTCTCAATCTGAGGCATCTAAGATGTGAGGTGTCCCGGGGTTGCCCACACGCCCCGGGAGGCCATTCAAGTCGAGTGGGAAACACATTTCATTGGAGATTCAAAGTGAACTACCTTCAGCAGCTCGTCGGTACCGTCGCCCCAAGCGATCCTACCGAATTTGGGTACCCTGCCGGAGCAAGCGTGTTTCAGCTTGGCAACGAGGCTGGCAAGTTTCACGTCATTTTCGGCGATGTTGCCGATACGATGACGAGCGCTGGACTCGACAGTCTGTACGCGAACGCTCCGAACGGCTCACTCTACATCTGCATGGACGGTGCCACGACCAAGAAGATCGCCATAAAGTTCGGCAATGTCGGACTGAAGGACGGTAGCTTCCTGTTCAGCGCCGCACTTGCGTCGGTGTAAGTAAGGTTATACCTTTCTACTCGGGGACCACGGCTTCAAATGAGGGGTCCGTGGTCCCCGTTTATTTGTCACTTTCCATAATTTGGAAAACACAGAAAAGAGGAAAAAGTGTACATCACGCTCACGCAACACTTTAAGGGCAAGACCCCTATCGACATCGGTGGGTTCGTTATTAGCTCGCGTGGTCCGGTACTGGTGTCCGACGATCTCGGCAAGCGCATCCTGCCGAAGAATTTCCCGTTCGTGGTTCCGTGTGACAAGGACGGAAAGTATCTTGTGTCTGTTCCGGCCATGAAGGTTGCTCCCCCTCCACCCAAGCAGGTGATCGAGCCGATTGCGAGTCTCCTGGGCGATGAGCCGGAAGAGAAGAACATCGAAGAGGACGAGCAGCCGGTGATTGAGACAGTTGACAGCGGAAAGAAGAAAGGCAAGAAGTAATGTTGACGCCAACGGTTACACTCAGCACAACGCCAAACCCATCCGTCTATGGGTCGCCCGTTGTCTTTAAGGCGACCGTTACGGGTTCGGGACCGATCCCCACGGGTGCCGTACAGTTTGTGATGGACGGCGTGAACCTGGGGATACCCTGTGTCCTCGATGGGTCCGGCGTAGGCTCTATGTCTTCGGCGAGCCTACCGGTGGGCGCCCGTATCATCGAGGGCTACTATGTAGGGGACCTCATTTACAATCCCGCATCGGGTATTCTCGCTGGGGGACAGAATGTGTCCGCTATTGCATCCGTTGGACGCATCAACCGAAACCTCCGGTGGGTGAAGAGGCAATGTGACCTGGCCGGACACACCGATATTCTGGAGGAGGAGATTCTGGATGCCCTTTCCTCTGCCGAGCTGGAGATATGCGAGCGCTCGGGGAGCGTGAAGCAGACCGATCTCATTACATTCGACCTTGTTCCCCCGCACGACACGGGGGTCTACGCGCTCCCTTCAGGCTCTGATCGTATCATCTACATCGCCTACCCGCCGAATTGGGAACGGCCCATGATCCTGACGAACGATCCAATGGTATTCGACAATATCAAGAAGGGGAACGTCGGGGGCAACACGCCACTCGTTGTCCTGGTCTGGAAGGAGGAGCTTACCTTCTGGCCGATCCCGACTACGGGCGAGACGATCACGGTCTACTCATACCGGACACCTACGGATGCTGAGGTTCAGGTGGAGGGCGTCGGCGATCCGATTCTCTCGCGACATTGGGACCCCAGCCTGCGCTACATGGCGCTGGCGACACTCCTGGCTGGGGATTGGGTACAGAGAGCGGACACGGAGTATAACCATGAGGCCCATCACCATATCCAGGAAAGTTCAGCCCCAATTCTCTTGGATCACAGCAGTAATAGATTGGGATTTTAATGGCCTACTCGACAAGGTTTGGTGCGAACATTCTGACTGCCGCCCAACGGCTGCACGACAACAGGACCGTCGCCGAATCCTCAGGTGACGGTGCCTCGCGATACACGAGCGATCTTCTGAGACGCTACCAGAACACCGCGATCAAGGACATCATCCGAGACCTGTACACTCAGTATCACGATCAGGTTGACAAGGTGATCCCGGAGATGGTGAGCGAGAGCACCGACATCGCGCTCGTCTCGGGGCTGGGGACACTTCAGGCTGGGACATGGATCGTCCTGGAGGCGGCCAAGAGCGACTACACGCTCTACTATAATAAGATCGACCGGAACCCCATGAAGATCAAGACGGCCCGGGACCCGATGCTCACCCCCAGCGCCCTGCATCCGGTCTTCTACCAGATCGGCCTAACGATTCAGGTGCTGCCGACAACCGTCACGGGACCGGCCCATACGTGGGCGCTTATGATCCCGGTTGACACCGCCCTTGACGCCTCGGGAGAGGTTGCGCTTGCCTCAGTGTGGGACAGTGAGATCGTCAAGCGCATGGTTGACTACGGCATCCAGGATGCAAAAACAAGTATCGCGGTATAACGGCAAAAGACCACAAACTTAATTTAAGGAAATACCAACGTGCTCAACTTCTTGACCTTCCGCCAGCTCGACACCGCCCTACTTCACAAAGCGGGTCTGAATGAGAATGATGTGATCCCGACCCTTCGGATCGTGATGATAAACGACAAGCTGATGAAGCTGTATCGGCTTCTCGACGGACTGAATGATCCGTGGTTCCACAAGACCACGACGCTGGCTGCGGCTGCGGACGTGGAGATTCTCACCGACGCGCAGGTTACATCCTTCACCTCCGGTACCCTGACGCTTGTCCGTGCTGCGGGGACCTGGAGGCTGGGACAACTTCTCTCAATTTCGATATTCTCTGGAGCGGGTGCCCATATTGCGGACTTCCTGGCTCGCGTAGCTTCGGGACAGGGGACCGCGACAGCAGTCTTGACGGTGATCGCGGGGACACCCGTGACGCTTGGTGCAAACAAGATCACGGTCGTCTCTCCGTTTGGCTGTACAGCCTCGGCGCTCGACCTCTCGGCGATGTACGTGAAGGACATCCTGAAAATCTACGACAACTCCTACACGGGCGGGAAGGTGAGACTCTTCACTCCGATCAAGGACCCGATGATCTTTGCGGTGCTGCACCGCGATCCATTCTTCGACAACAGGATCGCGTACTTCCATCTCGGCAATACCATCGACCTCTACATTGGGCCGTCCGCTACGGCGCTCGGGACAATTCAGTTCGAGTATCGCGGCAAGCCGCAACTGTGCGCCGACTTCGATACAGATGTCGTGATTGACATACCGCCTGAAGACAATCAGATTCTGATGGACGAGGTTCTGAGTGAATACCTCCAGGCCGCTGGCAAAGAAACCCCTCCCGATGTGCAGGCGCGGAACATGGAATTTCAGAAGCGGTATGATGCGGCACAGGCGGACCTCTCGAAAACGATGGGGACGGTTTCAGGACATCGGAGTAACTGATGGCCAGAACCCCAGAGGGAAGAGAGCGGCGACGGATCGCTGCTCGACGACGGTACCACGAGAATCTTGAGAAGTCAAGGACATATTCCCGGGAGTATCAGCGTCAACATAAGAGGGTGCGTCCCCCTGGAGCAAGGAGGGCGGAATATCTCCGGAAGAAGGGGCAATACCAGAACAGGTTTCTTCTTCGGCGCTACGGGATCACCCTGGATCAAAGAAACCAGATGTTCGCCAATCAAGGCGGAAGATGCGCTGCGTGTGGCTGCGTGATGACTCTTACTGAGGGGAACATCAAGACAGCCGCCCATATCGACCATGACCATTCGACCGGGTGCGTAAGAGCGCTCCTGTGCGCCCGGTGTAATATAGTGCTTGGTCAATGTCGGGAAAGTATCGAAATCCTTTTGTCCCTCGTGGAGTACGTGAGATCGCACTGCTCGCTATAAAGAATTTCTTGGGTCTGCGGACAGGAGTGTCCGAGCCCGAGGTAGGTGCCTCGATTGTCGCGAACAATTTCAGACGCAATAGAGTTCGAGGCCAGCTTGAGCTGGCTGACGGTTACAAGACCAATCTGACTATTGTCCCGACGACCTACGGGATAACCTCGCTCGTTCCCGTATCCTTCAAGAGCTTCTACGTGGCGGACCAGGGTGGCCGCGTCATCACCGCTGCGCTCTGCACCTACACAAAGACCGCCCTCGGCTATGGCTTGCCCGCTTCCGTAAACACCTCCGGCATCTTCATCCGTCCCTACTACAACGGCGCTGCCTGGGTTGACGACTGGCAGGAGGTTACAGAATTTCAAGTTGTCAAGTACGCGAGCGCAACCGGACACATCATCACCCTCAGCAACTCTCCCGCGCTTCCTGGATGGGCTGCCGACTACTTCAAGGGCTGGGTGATCTTTCATGGCTCAATCCCAACAGTTCCCGGAGTGCAGACCGGGTTTCGCGTCAATTCGTCAAGTGGCGCAACGCTCACCTTCGAGGGATCGGACACAGACCTCTCGGGCTGGGCCGGGGGCGACCTTCTCTATCTCTGCCGGAGCAACTTCGGCATCCAATTCCCCGCCACACTGAACGCTCAGTTCCGTGGCATCCTCGATGAACTCCGCCTGAACACCGGCAACACAGCGTCCGACCTGGACGCTGCCGTATTCTATCGAGACAAGACCTTCTTCCAGGGCGTCTCTATTCCCCTCAAGGGTACCTTCGGGGAGTACGGACAGCTCAATGTCCCCGCCCTCTCGCACAAGCTCGCAAACGCACAGCACATCTTCGGAGCGGTTGACGCGGACGGGAACTCGACCGGCCTTCCCGCTGGCACCTACACGCTGAAGACAACCGTCAAGATGGACGATGGGCAAGAGACCGGAGGGTTCGATCCACTGATCGGTGGCTTCTCCGAATCTATTGTTCCGGCGATTACCGGATCGGCCTTCCTGCCTCCCTACGGTCCCGCGTTGGCGACCGATGGTACCTTCCTCTACTGTCTGGGACAGTACAGTATCGCCAACGGGGGACCGCAGGCGATCTACAAGATCGACAAGGATACCCTGACAGTTCTCGCAACGTACGTCGTGCCCCCCAATGCCGGTCTTCCGATATATTTCATCGCGGTGGGATGCTACAACGGCTTTGTTTATGGTATCGCCGAACAGATCAATGCGCTCGGAGGCTATGGCTACCCTCAGTACCAGACCATCATCAAATTATCCACCAACCTGGAACAGCTCGCCTTTTCGGGAAGTGTTATCGCAGATCAGACGGTGGGAACGACGCAGTACCTCCTGACGCGCCAGTGTCGTTTTATTGGTGGACAGTTCTACGACATCTTCTACGCCAACCAGCCGTTCAGCACGGTAGGATGGTACTACCATGTGATCGACCTTCCCTCGATGACCCTTCCGGGTCCGGGATGTTTTATAACCCCGCAGAGTATCGGAACCCCAAACTTCCAGGTGATCGGCTACTCCATCACAGAGATATTTGTCGCGGACGAATCAAACGCCGCGAGCGCCTACATTCATCACATCACCAAGTCAACCCAGGTTGACGGAGGAGCTGTCCTCGTGGCCGCCTCCGGTGGGCACCCCATCGTAGGTTGTACCTATGGTGGGGATATCTACGTGGGATTCTCCAATCTAATTTACAAGGTGAACGTCGGTACCTACGTTCCAACGCTTTGGGTAACACTCGCCGGGGGATCGGTGCTCCAGGGTGAGATGATAAACGATGGGACCTATCTCTTCTGCACGGACGCTACACACATCTACTCTATTCTTCTGGCGAGCGGGACAGTCACGGCCTCGTATGTTCCCGCCGTGGGAACAGGGAGCAGGATGGTGTTCACCGGCTCCATCATCTATACTCTCGGGTCGCCAACTGACACCTTGCTCCGAAGCTACGAGTTCTACCCAGCGGCAAGCAGTTTCGTCTCGTTGGGGCACTCGATTATACAGTACGATCTTCTGATCTCATGTGGTCTCGTGCCCAGGCGAGCCGCATCGGTCTGTGTTTATATCAGCAAGGATGCGGGAGAGTATTACCTTGTGAAGGAACACTCGATTCTCCTCACCGGAGAGACGTTCGGAGCCTCCTCGACGTACAACGCAACCATGCAGCATCGCTACTTCACTGCCGCCGCTCTTCAGATCACAGCCGCAGACTACACCGACGCCTCCACGCTCGCGCTCGACACTCTCGGTCGAACGATTGGAGACATGGGGGTCAACAGGTACACCTACGCGCTGACGGCAAACAAGCACACCTACGCCATTGGCGTAGAGATTGCTGGGGCACTTCAGGCGAGTCGAATATATTCGTCCCCCCTGAGTGACCAAGCTGTCCCGATGTACGACGTGCTTCCGAACGACGAATCGACGATCCTGGATGTGGAGTACAACGACGGAGATTATGCGCTCGCCCTCGGTGGAGTCTCGGATCGCATCCTGGTCCTGAAAAGCCGGTCCCTCGTCATGCTCACCCCGCAGGCCGATGGATCGTACTCGCGAGACCTTGTCGCCACGGGAATAGGAATCTGCGCCATCAACTCTCTCGTCTCTTCTGATGAGGCGCTGTACTGGCTGGATCACTCTGGCGTGTGGCAGTTCACTACGGGCGGACTGAAGAAGATGTCCGCTGCCATCGACAACGACCTGTTCCAGTTCTCGGACGATCAGCGCATCGCGGCCCAGGGATGTGTGGACCCGAAGAACACTCAGTACCGACTTCTGATCGGCGGCTACGTTTACATCTGCGACCTTGCGGACGGCGAATGGATGGTGGAGGACGGCTCTTCCCAGGTTTGGTTCGACGGTGACATGGGCTTCGGCGCTCGCTCCGGTGGCGTTGCAGGGGATGCAATCTCCTCGCGCAGATTCGTACAGCTCGTTGGCGTGAACCTTCAGACTCCAGCGGAGCAGACGTTTGTCGGTACAGCCTCATGGGAATCGACCAAGATCGAGCTTCAACTGGAGCGCGGGTACGACGGACTCGTCTCCGCACTCTACATTGACTACGATATGCTGGGGACCAAGCCTACGGTGACGCTCTCGCTGCTGTTGGATGAGAACCCGACACCGGCGAAGGTCTACACGCTGCCAGCGGGGAAGTACGAGGTCACGGTTCCTGCTCCATTGGCTGCGCGGTGCAAGACGTTCAGACTGAGGTTAGACGCTGCCGCCGTCGCGGGTCAATCGTTCCGGGTGCGAAGGATGGGGGCGTACTTCAACCAGTTCCCCGTGGGTGGAGATCAGCAGTTTATCGGGAACGGAAATCGATTCGCCTACAACATACCCACGGCTGCGGAAGGCGACTGCGGGGGTATCTCTGCCCCGAAAGTCTGGACCACAGGAAAGGAATTGACGATTGAATGTTGGTATCGCCTCAACCACACTGTCGCGAACTTCTATAACTTTATCGTCGGGATGGAGAATGGGTTCACGTTCGTCATCGCCTCCGACACGGGAACGATCTGGTGGTGCCAGCCAGGGACAAACTTCTACCCGTCCGGCTTCTATGATACGGGTGTCGCTGTGGTGGTGGGTGAGATACATCACTATGCGTTTGTGATCGACTCCGCCGACGTGACTGGCTATGCTCTAACAATATATCGCGATGGACAGGTGGTATACGGCAGAACGTATACCCTCGGCAATGCCTCGAACATTGTGGCGGCTTCTCCGCTTGACGTGGGCCGGGGTCCCGGTCTCCAGGTGTGGGCGCCTCCGCATTATGCCGGAGGGGGCGTATCCTCTCCCGCGCTCTCCGATTACGATGAGGTGAGGGTCTGGAGTATCGCCAGAAGCCAGAAGCAGATTCAGGCGTACATGGGTCTCTCGCTCGTGCGCCCACAGCCCAACCTGGTAGCGTGCTGGGGGTTCGACAATTTTGTCTTGACCGGGACCGCAAACATTATAGACTCGGTAAACAACGCGACACCGCTCTTGAACGACGGTACACCTATAACCGGAATCCTCGGTAGCTCGGCAGGACTCTTCTAATGATCCGAAGGCTTCAGACATTTTCATCGACGGTTCGGTCCTCGAATCCCGACATCATCGCAACTCTCGCTGCCGTTCAGCGAGAGTTCGACAATGTCTACAAAAATCTGGACCAGTCCGAGATTTCCGTTGACGCTTCCTCCGGTCTCACGATGAAGGACTCGGTGATCGGCGCGAAGACGGCCAGCGGATCGCAGACGGGTATGCTCTCCGCTGCCGACTGGAGCCGGTTCGATAGGGTAGCCTCCGCTCAACCAAGTCCGGTCACGGCACAGGATATCGTGAATTGGGACTCGACCTTCAACCTTGTTGCCGCAGGTCTTCTTCACTGGAACTCGGCCTACGCCCACTCCATCGACGTGACGGGGAATGTCCACGGGGCCACGAGCGCCGATACCGCCAACATGATCGTAAGGCGGGGTGCCGCAGGCGAGATCGCGGTGGGTGCGATCACAACGAGTGGGAATTTGAACTTCGTAGCAGACAATACCTACAACATCGGCTATCCGACCGGCAGGCCCCAGGACATCTTCATCTACCGCAACATTCATTGGGGGTACGACCCATCGCTTCCGTTTGTGAACTCCCTGGGTGGAGCCGGAAACGGGGCGATCTATTCTCCTGGTACAGATAGAACCCAATCGTCGTTCTACGTGACTGACACATTTGAACCCACTGTTCCGCACTCACTGTTCAAGGTCCACCGCACGGGTCCCGTTACATACGATCCCGCCGACAATCTCAACGCGACGATTGCATATATGGACGTGGACGCCTCGCGAGCGTCTCAGGCGAACCAGGTGAGCGGTGCGTGGCTCTTTGTGAACGTGGGAATACCAACTGGATCGAATACACCCAACGAGGCGTATGGGGTTGGGGGTAACGTGTTTATGCAAGCAACGGGGACACTGGCGCTTGCCGAGGGCGGCCTGTTCGGTGTCGCGATCAACGGGGGTAACGGCTCGACCGTCATCACCTCTGCGCGTGATGCTACGTTCAAGGCGATTACCAAGAGCGTCGGAACGATCACGAACGCCTATGGCGCATACTTCGAGGATCAGACCGTGGCGGGTACGGAGAACGCCGCGATCCGGTTCCAGACGACCGGGATGATGAGCTGGAACAACGACGTGTGGCTCTCGCGCATCAACGTCGGCAAGCTGTATCTGAATGGTACTCTCACGCTCGGCGCCCTCTCGGGGGTTCTCAAGGCTTCGACCGGGCTGATCGGTGGGAACGCGGTCCTCAACGATCTCTCTGACCTGAACGCTGGAGCACCCGCTGGAGGTAACGTCCTCTCTTGGGATGCCGGTACCTCGAAGTGGGTGCCCATCGCTCCCGCAGGCGGGTCATCTGTCTGGACTGATGACGGCACGAACATCTATCCCAACAACTTGTCGCGAAAGGTCGGCATCGGGACGACGACACCATCACAACTTGTTGATATTACAGGAGGGTCAATAAAATTAGATGTAACCACTCATTCAAGTCTGGCCGGGATAATCTACAAAGGTTCAGACCCATTTATTAGCGATTTCAACTACGGAAATAACGGAACCGTTACAACAGCCGGGTATAACATTTTTGTTGGCGTTGGTGCTGGCAATCTAACGATGGGTGCAACAGCAACCGTTGGATATCAATCAAGTTACAATCTCGCAATTGGGCCGTATGCTCTTCACTCCAACACTACCGGGGGGAGCAATCTCGCATTTGGGGTGGCTGCTCTTTACTCCAACACTACCGGGGATGACAATCTCGCATTTGGGGTGTATGCTCTTTACTCCAACACTACCGGGGGGAGCAATCTCGCAATTGGGCCGTATGCTCTTCACTCCAACACTACCGGGGGGAGCAAT